ATTTTATTAACAGTTTACACATTGATGAAAAATAAATTTATTTTGTGTGTGTGTGTTATTATAGAATATTATCTATATTTGTAACCTGTTGGCAACATTTTTGCCTTATGTTTTTTCATGTTTTTTGGCGTCGAAAGCTTGGTTTGGTAACCCGCGATTCCGCCTGATGCTAATGTATTTAATTCGTCAACTACTTGTTGTTCGCACATACAGCTTGACTCCATCATTCCGCAACCTTCACATTGAGCGCCTTCGACAAGGTCAGGAGACTCGCACATACAAGATTCGTACATTGCCCCACACTCGTTACAGCCGACTTTTTCTTTAAGTACAAGCTTCATTCCTTTTCTTTTAAAGTTTTCTTTAATTTGATTAAAAGCTTCTTTTTTAATAGCTTTGTTGAGCTTATTAACAGAAAGAACTGATGCTTTTTGTGTTGGCGGTTCAAAGTTTCTATTATAGTTAAAGTCTCTTTCTATTGCTTCATCTTCAAACTTTTCAAACATTTCTTCTGGCAAACTTTTATTTGTATCAAAGTGCTTAAAATGCGTTGCTTCTTCTTCTTCTTCAAAGTATTTGTCATCAAATAAATCAATTAGCGATTTTTTAGACTTTTTAGACTCTCTCATTTTATATCTCCCGTCAAAAGGTACTTTGCTTCTAATGGTATCTTTTTTTCTTATGGTTTCTATCTCTTCGTTTTCTGGAAACATAAGATTTTCATTATCGTCGATGTGAACTCTTAATTGACCAAGTTTCTTACTAAAAGCAGCATCTGCAGTTCCTTCAAATCCACCACCGCTAATTTTAGGTGGCTTCATATCTTGGTTTAGGCTAATGGATAACCCATCACCAGATCCCAAGCCTCCCAAATGTGATACATGCCTATTAGATTTTTTCATAATACCTCGGTAATAATTATAGGAAATTTATTATTAAATCCTTCTACGCCGATATTTTTTTTGTTTAAATTCTTAATAATAGAAATAGATGATTTTTCATCAGTATCAATTATCATTGCATCATGAATAAATCCAATAATTTTAAAGTTCATTCCGGCCTGTTCTAAGACTTCTACTATTTTTGAAAAACAAAACATAGAGACATCAACACCTGTCGATTGCAAGTAATGATTTATGTTAGCTGAGGAGTTTTTTAACTTTCTTCCGTAAAAGTTAGTAAAATATCCTTCGTTCATTTCTGATTTTATTTTTATTGCAAGTTCGTGATATCCCATATTTGATTTAATTCTTCCTACTATGTCTTCAATATCATATAACCAGTCCATTTCTTTTAAATCTTTTTTAATCGTGTTCATGCTTGCACCGTAAAGAATCTTAAAAGTTAATTCTTTAATAAAGTTTCTTTGAATAGTATCAACTTTTTTATGACCGTTATCATCAATTACTGTTTCTGCAATCCATGTATAAATATCTTCTGGTACTTCTTTGTTAAACATGCCCATAAGAATTCTAGGCTCGAGATTTTTAATGTCAATTTCGAGTATTTTACCGCCTTTAAATGAAGATTTAATAATGTTTCTGTTTTCTTTTTTTAAAGTTAAAAGATTAAGACCATTAGTAACAGTCATTCTACCTGTTGTCGTATTAAACAGCGAATATTTTACAGGATCAAAGGTCATATTTTCTTTATTTACAAGTTTAATAATCTGTTTTGCTCTAAAGTTCTCAATTGAATTAATATATTCTAATAGCTTTTCTTTATTAACGCATGATGAAGATGTTTTATTTAAAAGAGAATAATGTTTTATAGCAGTATTAAAGTAATAATTGTTTCCAGGATTATTTAAAAACTTTTCTGTTTTATTAACTAGTCTTTTTGACATTTCTACAAATCTTTCAAAACCTAAAACAGACGACCAGTCTGGATTTTTTCCAATAAACTGCCACATGTTTTTATACTTAATTGGTATTTCAAGCTCTAGAGGGAAATCTGCTTGTTTTGAAAAATAAGATATAGACATGCAATTTGTATCTTTGCAAATTAGTATGTCTGTTTCCTGCCTTTCTCTTTTAATTAGTTTTTTATCTTTATCAAAAACCAAGTCTTTTTGTATACCGGTTATTTCTTTTGAAAGACAATACATTTTTTCTCCTTTATTAATGTTTTTATTTAAAGGATATCATATTTTTTATAACTTTACAAAAGTTTTTAAAATTGTTGAGATGAGTAAGACCTGATGTTACTTATGCTCTTTGTAATATTAGTAGAGTCATAAACGCCACTCATTGTTGATTCTAATGATATAGTTGTTAAAAAATTTCCTTCTGATATTGAATGAGTTATTCCATAAACCCTGTATATGTTGTCCAAAGTAGTGTTCGTCTTTGCGGTTACATAGAATGTTTGACCCATTGAAATTATTGGAAACCCCATAACCGTTACACTTAAAGATCCTGGCACCAAAACCAGCCTTTGACGTTTTCTCTCTCTGTCATCGTTTTGTGGATTTGACAAAGAAGTAACATAGTCAATTGTGTTAAGTTCAGTTGCGAGACTTCCATTGTTATTGCTTAAGCTCATTTGCTGAACAAAACCATTATCAGATCCCATTTCTAAAGTCGGGACTGAGGCTTTTATTATTGTCTCTATTTGGTTTGCTATCTGATCGTTTGTAGTTTTAAAATTTCTAGATTGACTAGCAGCCTCTTCTACAAAGGATTGATCTGATTCACTAAGTGCTCCGAAAAGACTTAAATTATTTGTGCTTGTAAAATCATTAAAGCTTTTCTTACTATATAGTTTATTAGATAATCTAAAGGATACAGTATTTAATACTGATTCTATAGCAGTACTATTAACTGATTGTAATAATAAACTTTCTGGATAATAAGGTTCAGAGTTCTTATCATATACATGGATTCTTAATATATTTTTATAAATATCATTTTCAACATAAGGTATTGTTTCTAGATTTATTGCTAAGTCGATAGGCTTAAATAATAAAGTCTTTGGTTCTTCGTCAGGTGAAAACTCATAAATAGACAAAAGCTTTTTATTCATTGAAACATTAAATTGCTCCCTAGCTTCTTGATCTTCTTTTATTTTTTCCTTATCTTTTTCATTTTTTCCTAGCTTAGATGCATAAGTCGAAACTCCATAACCTATTTCATATTCTCCAGACATCAATATATTTCTTATTATTTTTATTTCATCTTTTTGAGTAAGTTTTGCTGACTTTCTTTTTTCAATTAGCTTTGTTATTTCGTTCAAGTATTTTTCTGTACTAATAAAAACATCACCTAAAGATATGTTGTTAAAAGCCCCGGCCTGCTGATTTGCAGGATGAAAAAACATTTGAACTTCTTCGTGCTTTCTTTCCATTGTTGTGTTTAGTCCGTAAACATATCCTAATAGTCTTCCAAGCGTTATAAACTTGCTAACGTTTAACGATTCTCTAAGCAGAGCAGTTTTATCAATTTTACCGCCTTCAAATGTAAGTTTATACGTCATACTTCTAGTATACACTTCAGCAAGCGATAGATTGTCTACAATTTTACTAAGTCTTGCAAGAATGGTAGATGTATCTCTATTCTCAAGTGCTTTATCAAAACTGCTCTGGTCGGACTCGGCGTTGCCTGTCGATAAGTATCCTGTTGATGTTTCCCATAATCCATCGCCGTAATCTATAAAGTCTAATAAATCTTTAATCTTTCTTGCTGTAGAACTATAGACGTTTAATTGTAAACGTTCAGCAACTCTATTATCTATAGTTTCATCTTTAAGACCAACAGCATTAAATGCCTTTTGAGTTCTTTCAGGACTCCAACCAATGGTATTAAGCACAGCTCTAATTCCACTTATGTCGTATTTTAACGTTTGCTTTTTAGATACAACACCAGACTCTGGATCTGTTGTCTGTATATATTCCTTTGCATTAATCAAATAGTTAACAACCTCAGTATCTGAAAGCGGCTGGTTTTTTGTATAAGTTGCATCTCCCTCTGTGACTTCTTCTGCTACTCTTGCGTTTAAGACACTTAAGACCTGCTGAAGGTCACCGCTATATTCTTTTTTGTCTAATGTGGTTAAAACAATAAAATTTACTTGATTAAGTGATCTATCTTGATCTACTTTTGGCTCTTTTTTCTCTTCTTTTTTATAAGGGTTTTGACTTAGAACTTTTTCTACGTTGTCGTTAAAAGTATTGACTTTTTCAACAAGAGCATTCTTATTCGAGTCTGTGTCTACTGTGTGCGAAATAATGTTATAATAATCTCCAAAAAATCCTACGCCAGAATCAGAAAAGCTTTCTCCTAAAGCTTCGAGACTAACAAGATCGTTTGTTGTAAAGTGGTTTAAATAAGGTCTTTTTTTATTGCTTGTTTTCAAATCAGTTTTGTGCAATGAGCCCATTGATTCTTTAAGCTTTTTTTCTACGCTTTTTTGATAAAGATTTAATGTTTCTATGTCAAGGTACTTTTGACCCATCGAACTATTCATAACAGTGTCATGACCCAAGGAGACAATATTTAATTTTATGCTTGCAGTACCGTCGTCATTAATGGTTATGTTGGAATCTTGAACAACGAAAACTTCTCTTCTCTTTAAACTATCTAAAAACTGTCCAAATGGGTTGTTGCTAATAATAGAACCGTCTGGGTGACTCCAGCCAAACTCAATAATTAAAAATATCCCTGCTAAATAATCCCTACCTACAAGTTTAGATATTTCTGGAATTCTACTTCTATCAAAAAGCTTTAAGCTAAGTGTCCCAGAAGTTGTAGATATAAAATCTAAAGGTTGCAACTCGTCATTTATGCTAAAAGATTCAATAGACATAAAAGGCAAAAAAGGATTTAAAACCCTGTTTTTCCCTGTTTGAAACTTATTAATGTCTGAGTTAATCATTGACTGAGGAGACTGGAACAGTTCCATCCCAGAGATGTTTTGGTTTACTCTTTTTCCAGCCCTTACGTTTGATATGTTGCTAGTTGTACTAAGCACTAGATCTTGTCTTTCCACGAAAGACATTTTTGAAAGACCTAATGCTGTTCCGTCTTTTAAAAAGTTTTTTCTACCTACTAAAAACTTGCTTAAAGAAACAACATTTTCTATATTAGGATCATCGTCAACAATTGAGACATTTAAATGAGGCACACATTTTGACATTTCAATTGCTGGTATCATTGTGCCTATGAAAGGAACGTAAGCAGACTCTTTTGATCTTAAAAAAGACATTGAGTGATCTTTAATTTTTATAATTGCAAAATTAGGATTGCTAAATCTTAAGGATTCTTTATTTTTTATATTAAATGAATTAGGAACAACGTTGTCAAATCCCATGTAGTACTTAATGTCATACAGCGGTATTTCTTCGTTTCCGCCTTCTCCTATTTGAGATTTTTGCATGTCAGGGCCAGTTGCTTCTGCTTCTGAAAATTTTTCGTCAATAAATTCTTTTTGGTAAATTATAGAAACATCATTACTAACATTTATGTCTTTTCCCATAATCCCTAGTTGCTCAATTATGTTTTTGATAGTATAGACTTCACCTACATTTGCAAATACATTTTTAAAAAGATCATTAGGATTTATTGGGTTCAAATTAGACCTTGTAATATCTGACATGACACTAAGCGCATCTGCAGTGGGCCTGCCTGCAGAATATCTCATAATATCCTTTGCAGATCTCTCTAGCAAAAGTCTTCTATTTTTAACAACATTATTATATTTGCTATTTATGTCAATCATAATATTTGTAAAACTCTCTCAATGCTTTTAGGTATTCTAAGAAGCGTTCCTGCTGGAACTTGTAAACCCCAGCCAATTCCGCTCGCAGCAGCAATGATCCACCAAAACTCAGAGGTTCCATAAAACTGACCAGATATTACGTCAAGTCTCTGATTTCCTGACATTGTAATTACATCATAGTCAATTTCGCCCGATCTTATTGCTCTTTGAATTGCTGGAACACAATTTGAATTAGATATAGTTTTACCGTCTACGTTTGGAACATAAGAGTATCTACTTATCATTATACACCTCTTGCATTTTTAAATGAACGTTTAGCTAAGCTTGATTTTGAACCCCACACATCACCCGAAGCAGCTTCCATAATATCTCCAACGTTGTAAATAGGTGCAGCATTAAACCCATTGTGATCAATTCCTGGTGTAATGTCGTGAATCGGGCTAAATCCTACTGTTATTTTTAAGAGTTTTGGTGCTCTAGAGTTTCTATCTATATCCCATGTTGTGTCCTCTCCTAGAAGATCCAATGAGAAACTAGTTATAAATCCTGCCAAGCCGCGCCCTTTAGATGAGTTAAAAGCTCTAGTGTATGGGTTTCCAGTCGGTATTGTACCGCCTGTTGATGCAGCTCGAATTGTACCGACTCCAGATGCGTATGGGCTCATAAATATTGAATTAGGCATAACCCATCTTAGAGGATTAATATCATCATCATTAAACCCGGCTTTCCTTAAAAAGTCAGAATCTTTATTGTTAAGTGTAATATCGTTTTCTTTAAAAAAAGATAAAACATCGTTATTAGCTATAAAATCTAAAAACATGTGATCCGGACTTAAAATAAAATCTTCAAACCTTAAGATTACTTTCTTTTGAATAAGTCCAACAGGAGCATCAATATCTGTTATTGATACGACGTAATAATAAGGTTCACCACTCTGTCCTGGTCTAACCTCTTCTATTTCGGCTGTAAGATTTGACCCTACAGAAAAATATCTTCCCTCTTGCTCATCTTGCCCTACTGAAAAACCGTAATATGGAAAGTCAGGAAGCGTTGCTGCTATTAAAACTCTATCTCCGACTGCTGGACCAAACTCAGGACCATAAACATTAGGATCAATAAACTTGTTATATAAAGCAGCTCCAATTGAATTTCTAATTCCTAAATTGTTTAAAAGACCTTTTTTTACAAGGTAGCCTATTTTAGTATCAAACGCCAAAGTTGCTGCAACGTCAGTTCCTCTTGTGTTGTATTCTCTTAAACCGTATTCAATAACGTCAGATGCAAATTGAGCCAACCCAACAGGAGACCCAAATATTGTCATCATTGCAGCTCCTAGAATGTTTTCAATGATCCGGTATGTTTCTCCTAGCTTGCCTTGTTCGTTCCAAGCTTTTTCAATTCCAGGCCTGCCTGTAATTACAGTGTCAATATCACCTATTCCAAACTTTCTTGCTAAGTTTAATTCAGAATAATTTGATTTTATAACATCTCCTACACGAAGTCTTATCATAGGAGATGCAGCAATAACTTGACTAAAAGGTTGAGTAAACTGGCTTTTTGATATTTCGTCAAAAACCATCGTACCTTTTGACCACTGCGGATAGAGAAGTGTTAAAAGCTTGTTTATTTTCCACCACATTTCATTAAAATCTTTTTTTGAAGTAGCAGCAACTGTAAATCCTAGATTTATTGTTCTTGAAGTAGATCTATAGATTTGAACTGGATCCATTCTACCATATCCAGAAACCGGATTATAACCTGGTGCAAATGAGTCGCTAAGCTGATTTAAAAAAGCATGAAAAGATATGATTTCGTTTGTTCTTAAATCATGAAAATAGAAAGGAACATATGAAGCTTCAAGCTCATTTTCAAGTTTTTCAACAAGGCTACCAGGTATCTTGGCAAAGTCTCCTTCAGCAGGTGTAACGACTGTTTCTGCAGAAAGCCTTCCAATTAAAGAAGCTTTAAGTGGGTTTGCCCCTGATATTCCTGTCCCTAATGATATTGCAGCCTTGTTAACACTTCCTGGCATTAAATACATCGAAGGTGTAGAACCTTGATTCCAGGCAATAGAGCCATCAGTTTTTTTACTTTTTGAAATTACATGAGCCAAATTGTCAGGTAGATTATCTATGTCCAATGGATTATCTGCTTTTTTATTTTGAAGATCAAAAGTTTTATTGATACCTTCACCATTTGTCTTTTTTAAAGAAATATCTCCGATCTTAATTATAAGATTTGAAAATTTAGATATTTTTGACTCTTTAAAGGATTCAAAAAATCTGGAAGATTCTGTAAACTCTTGGTTTTCTATAAGTTTAAGAAATCTGTCAGACTCTTTAATTATTTGACTAAACATTGCAACCCAAAAATGTTTTGACTCTTTAATTGTATTTGAAGATGAAATATTTGATAGAGTCAAGTCGCTGTAGTTTGCGTTAAATATTACTAGAAGACCTTCGTCAAGACATTCGTTTACATTGTAAGTCGTGTCAATTACCCCGGGAGTTGTTGATATGCCCCTAAGACGCCCTTTTAAATGACCTGTTTTTCTATTTCCTGCAGTGCCCCTGGCAGAAAAATAATCTTCAACAAGATTAATAACTATTTTAAGTCTAACTGAACCTAGATACGTAATGTAGTTTTCGTCTTCATGAGTAAAATCTGAATAATCTCCCGTTTCCATCTCAGTACTTCTTTCGTCAGTTAAAATATCGTTTTTAGTAATTTGATGACTATTTTCTCTAACAGTGCTTGGCAAAAATTCTTGAAGATTTGCTTTTAAATCTTTAGACTTTACAGTTCTTTTTTGATTATTATTGATAATCTCTTCGATTTCCAGTATTGTCTTTCCTTCAATATCTTCCTTGCCTAATCCTATGTACTTTTTTAACAATGAAGGAACCAGCTTAAAAAGATTACTAATTCTAATTTCATCTAAAGGTGAATCAACACCTAGGTTTCCATAAACAGGTATTTGGCTCTCGTCTTTATTCTGAGAATTTGTTGCGCCTTTTTCAGAGTACGCCAGGCCGTCACCAGCATTTTTTGATGTATGATACCTATTGTATCCTTTAAATGTCTCCAAAGTTTCAAGAACTGAATCCTGGTTAACCGTATTATTAACAAAAGTCTCTCCTGATCGAGACTGTGGATCAGAATCAAAGTAAATAACATTATTGTTATTTGGATCGCCTTCTTTTTTAACAATGGTGTCTAGATTGCTAATGTATCCTGAGTTTGAATACCTGTTTAAAGACTGGCCGATTCTAGTATCGTCTCCTGCAAACACTGTATTATTCCCGTCAGCGCCTAGCGGACTGTGAGATCTGTTACCTCTATTTGAGTTAGGCGAACGAGAGTTTTTAGGTCCTGGCCTGTAAAAGTTTGCAACGCTACCGTTAAAAGTACCATTCTGATGATCATAAGAAGACATAATAAAGCTAACATAGTCACCAAGTAGCCCTGTGGCATTGTCACCTAAATCAAGAAGTGGTTCTCCTGATTCAGCTTCATCTCCGATATCATCTCCAAATCCAATCTCTCCGTTACTGTCTGTGTCTACTGGGTTAATAGAAATACCGTTTTGAGAAGAGCCTCTCGATTGAAAAAATTCTTTTAAAGTCTTTCTTGTTGTCATGTTATACCCTTATAATAACTATTGCTTTTTAATGCTTTCTATTGCTTTTTTAAACCTGTTATAAAAGGCTTCTTCAGTGTCAACTACTTTTGATTTTTTATCAATTTTTTTTAAATAGTCATAAAACTTTTTTGTTAAGATTTTATCATATTTCATTTTAACTTACCACTCCTAGAACTTCATAGACAGGAGCCATTGCCCTTCCTATTCTTTCATCGACTATTTCTGTTACACTACTTTTAATGTCGTTACCTAAAGATATTTTATAAGTTGCGTCGTTTGTAACAAGAGCCTCAAACTTAAGCTTCTTCATGTCTTCGCCAAGCTGGTTTATTGCAGCAATAACTGGGTCATTACTTTGAGTACTGTTTTTTATTTCTTCAATTTGCTCGTAATTACTTTTAATCTGTTCAGAGTCTTCAAGCGCTTTGTCTGCATTAATTGAAACCATTGCTTGGCGGTCTTTAAACGTAGCATCAAAAGCTTTGTTAAGATACCCTAATTCGTGATCGTAAGCAGTTCGCATTCCCTTTGCATTAGCTATTGAATCTTTATGAAACTTTGATGTACTGTTTGTTCTAACATAATCATAAGGTTCGTTAAAAAGATCATGAAAAGTTTTTATCTCAGGAGAGGCATTTAGGTACTTATATGTTTCTTCGACATCTTTGCCGTCAAAATCGACTTTGTATTTTAGCTCTTGCTTGTTATCGAGGTAATCTTTTAAAAGGTCCAAGTCCCCAGACGCATCAACTTCATCGAGCATGTCCTTAAGAGCTTTAGCTTTTTGTGCTGCAACTCCTGTTAAATTAGGAACACTTAACATTTTATCAAGCTCTTCTTTTGCCGCTTTTCTTTTTGTGTCGTCAAAAAGATAAGTGTTTAGTGTGGTTTCTAATTTTTTAAGACCTTTTTCTCCTGTAATTTCAGTTAATATTGAACCAGACTCAGTTATAAATTGATTCATATCAGACTTAAACTGATTAAGCCTTTTAAAAGTATTTTGAAACATTGTCTCAGATCTAGTTTCAATTACATCTTGAAATGTGTCAGAAATAGATCTGTTATCTACGATTTGTTTTTGTGTTTGTTCAATGTACTTTTGTGAAATATCTGCAGATTTTTCTGATTCCTTTACACTATTTTGCAAAACAGACTGAGCGTCAATTTCTTCGTTAAGAAATCTTCTCATTGTATCTGAAGAAACATTTAATTTGTTTGCCAAGAGTGTTAACTTAAAGCCAAGATTTTCACTTGTATGTCCTGCATCAAGCAAGCTTTGCCTAATTGTATTAAGAGCTTCAGCGGGATCCTTAATAGCGTCACCCATTAATTTAGCAGGATCGATTACAGCACCAAAGGCACCTGCTAAATCTCTTACAATACCAACTGAGCCTTGAAAGGATTGCATGTTTTTAATAAGCCCTGCAACATCCTGTGTGTCCATTTGAAGCTCGCCCATAAAACCGGCTAATTTACCAAGGCTTTCTACAGAGGCACCACCAAACGTATCAAAGTCTCCTAGGGCTCTGGTTAGTTGGTTTGTAATTTGAAAAATACTTGCTGAGGTTCTATTTGAATATTCTCCTGCATAGTAAGCAATATCTTCAAATACTTGAGAAGTAAACTTTTTAGAATCAGACATTTGAATGGAAATAATCTTTGAGAAGTCCTCAGCATTAATTCTAAGTGCTCTTTGAACAACCATTGAATTAGCCATAGCTTCAAGGCCTGCATCTTCTGAATCTTTATAGTCTTTCCCGATCTTATTAAGATAGTATGTATTGGCATCATAAATTTTATCAAGCTCTCTTCTCGCAGCATCAGCATTACCAAAGATTTGCTGAATACTTTTTGAACCAATAAACTTTCCTGTCTCAAGAGCAAGTTCTGTTAGCTTTTCTGCTTGCAGCTTAATAGTAACAGAGGCTCTATTTTCTAGCTCACTAACTCCGTAGTCAATCATACCTCCGTATTTCATTACGGAAGCTTCAATAAAATTAGATAAGTGAGAAGAAAATAAATCATCTCTTCTTGCCAGATCATCTAAATAAGACGTGTTAGGACTACCTCTGCGAGAAGATGCGGGTGTTGAAGATGAAGATTTTCCTGAAGCTTTTTCGGATCTCGAAATCCTTTCATCCATATCTTTAAGTGCCTTCGCAATATCTTGATTAGATTTTGCCTGGTCTCTAAAAGCTTTGGCAAGCTCAGGTGACATATTGGTACTTGTACCTGATGCTTTGTTAGTTCCGCCTGCTCCCGCCTGTGTTCCACCCATTTTTTACTCCTTGGAAAACATTTTAAAAGCTCTTTCAAAAGACTCTTCAGGTTTTTTAAGTTCAACTTGATTAGAGTTCTTTTTAACAGCTTCTTGTTGTTTTTGAAAATCCTCTATAATTCTATTTATATACCAACTACGATATCTAACAGGAAGATTTTTAATTTCGGTATAGGACATTCCAAGGTTTTTTTGTAAGAAATAGAAATGTTCAAGTCTTATTTCTTGATAATTATAGGGCAGGCCAAAAAAAAGAGATTCCTATCGGAAGGTCTATTCGATTCCTAGAATTGCAGCTCGTACATTGAAAATTAGCTGACATATCAAGGCCAGGCCTACTCCTCTTAATAAAGTTCCTTAGCTTCGAAGAGTCTAAGGCGGGCATTTTATTAATAAACATGCCAATTTTTGACCTATCCCTGATTCCGTCAACGGATACGATATGAGCAGCCAGGGTTTCGGTTACAGTTCCTGCGATATAATCGCTACCAAATAACTCCTGTTTCCTTTCTCTTTCTCTTGTAATATTCATATCGTCTTTAACAGTTAAAAATTTAAATGTTACTCGTTTCTTAGAAACAGGTAATTCATATTCAAATTCGTTGACACCCTCTGAAATAGGATTTAATTCGAGTCTTTTAATTTCTAATTCTGACAGATCAAAATCATGATCTTTATGTAACGCGCCACAATCAGGACAATTAACTGTAGCGCCGTATCTTGTTCCGTACCCAGTAATTCTAATAGAAACCATTAAAGAGTCTCTATCGCCTACTAGCAAATTGTTAACATCAACGTTTTTGTTAATCATACATGCTCTAACAAGTTCGCTAACAACTGTCCCTTTTTTAATTAAAGCTCTACTTGAAAGAATATCTTCTTCTCGAGCAGTCATTGCTTTAATTTCTAATCCTTTAACATCAAAAAGTCCAGTTTCTTGGCCATAAACCTTACCTTCAGAAGGAACTGGAACCAATTCAACTGGAACTTCCCAATCAAAATCGTCTTTAGCAACGTCTCTAACATTTTGAGACGACGGGTTATTATCTGCGGCTTGCGAAAAAATTCTATTAGACTCTCTCATTAAAATCCTCGTTTTTATTTAATAATAACACCAATAAAGTAGACGTAAAATTATTTAGTATTGAAGAACACAATTATCAAATCTTAAAGTCAAGTCAATAGACATAGGAGTTGAGTCATCGTCATAGGACAGAGATCCAAAGTTTGCTGTAGTAATAAATGCACCTTTGATGTCCCACAATTCAACAACTGTTCCGATTGGATCCAAGACTTTAATTTGACAATCTCTCTTATAAAAATCTGCGTAACCAGTTCTTCCTGACACAGATTCTGCGTGTGTTCTAATCCATTCCATTACTTGTTGTGCGCCAGAAGGAGCAATGGGATCATGAAGATTTACACTCATTGTCCCAAATGTAAGTTTTCCTGCAAGGTATCTTTTTGAGTTAATAAAGTTAATTGTTGTTTCTGCAATTGTATAAGACGGTCTTGATGCAGTTTTCATCAAAAAGGCATCAATTCCCTCAATAGAGAAAACCCACCTATATTGACGTTTTGGTTCGAATTTATTTGGTAGCATATCTACCACTGAAAGAGTCTCAGCCATTTTTATCCTCCGATATATGTTTACTTTTATAAGTATTTAATCTTTTTAATTTTCTCTAAAGTTTTTAGATTTCTGTTCCGTTATTTGTTACAACAAAATCAAGAGCAACAAATTCTATTGTCTTAGTAGGCTGCAATAAGATTTTACCTCTAATTGTATTGTTTTCAACATCAGCCTGTGTTGTTGTCGTTGTATCAATTATAACTTTGTATCTTGTTAAACCTTGGTTGTCCTGAACATTTTGCAAAATAGGATCTACAAGCTCTCTAAATCTAACGAGTGTTTCTTCTCTATTTGGCTCAAATATAATTCTATTTGCTGCGTCTCTAACTAGCCTTCTAATTTCAATAAGAAGCCTTCTAACGTTAACTCTATCTAGAGCATTGGAAGCCTGTTGTAATGTTTTTTGACCCCAAATAACAAGGCTTGTTCCAGAGAAAGATGTAATAGGATTAATCTTTGTATCATACAAAGTATCAAGATTTTCTTGCTTTAGGTTCATAGTACTTTCGATTACATTTGATAATGAAGTTCTATTAAAACCGGCTGGTGCAAACCAAGGATGTCCCAATGTGTCATTTTTAGAAAAGGCTCCTAGTACAACAACGCTAGGCGGAACCGTTAAATTAACAGGTTTATCTGGGTGGCTAATAATAACATCTGGGAAATAAGTTGCAGCAAAAGAAGTATTTAATCCTCTATCTTTAAGGTTATTAACTGTATTTTCAATATTGACTTTTTGCAACGAGCCAGTTATAATTGAATCATTCTCATCTTTTTCTTCAATGTCCATAATGTACATCGAATCAAATCTTGATTCTACAGCGCTTATTGCATAGTTTGTAACACCTTGATTTCTTTGACCAGGTATCGCAAGAAGCTTAATATCGACATCTGCGTCTGTTGCCATAATATCAATTGCTTTTCTATAAGAAGCAACTGTCGGACCGTCAATACCACCTTGCGTTGCTTCGTTTTCAAACTCTCTATGAGCTGCAACATTGCTTAGCTTTGATTTTTCTTTATCAAAAATGTTAACACCGTCAAATCCACCTTGCAAAAAGCAAGTAAATTTACCAAACTTTCTATTTGAAGATTTTTCAAAGTCTGAAACTTTTAACGCTCTTGTTTTGTCAGCATCAGAGGTTCCTACATTTCCGTTTCTTACGTAAACAGCATCAATCCATTTTTTAGGATCTGCTTTGGTATCTGAGCCTGTTGTAACTCTAACGTTATCTAATGCAAACAAGTTATTATTAAAAACGTCAGCGCTAACCTTTCCAAAGTCGTCACTAACTTCAGCGTCTTCATTGTTTCCTACCCACATATTTGCAACGTCGCTTCTATAATCTCCAAAATACTTTGTAAAGTTACTAACAACACTAGTATTTGAAAATGTCTTGTTTGGATCATCAACATCTTGGATTTTTGTAAATTGAGGACCCCAGTATATAGAAGTATTAAGCTTCTTTTTACCAGATGTTCCAATAGTTAAATTTTGTATCATTGGTACAGGTGGTTGTATTGAGTGGAGACCAATATAGTTTTCTGTTATTCCAGCAACTGCATGCACATCTGAAAGAGCTGATCCGGACGTTTGAAGGTGGTAGTGTCCTCTAAATCCAAACGGAATTGCTGCATCTGGAATTTGTCCTGCCTTTAGCTGATTACTTGGTTCAATTCTTATATATTTACTATTGTTTCTATATTGCCCTTCGACAACTATTGATTGTGAGTCAACAGTATCTTCAAAGTTAAAACGTATTTTTTGATCGCCAATAACTCGACATATATACTTCTCAGAATTCAAGTCAAGACTAAGACCAGTAAATGACTCAAGAATAACAGGTCTGTTGTCAGTATCATTAAAGTCTCTTACTATTAAATCAAATGTACCGTACTCATATTGAGGATCTGTTGAAGGCTTAATGTTTTGTATACAAACCTTGAACTCTAAAGATGAACCTAGACCATCACTTAAAGATGTTACTTTAAACAAGTTGTGTCTTTCTCCCATGTCCTGAGAAATAAACATAGGGGAAAATGCTCCTTGATACCTATTCTCAAAAGTTTCAAAGTCTGGTGCTGAATCGGAACCTGTTTCTCTTGAGTCAGATCCTGTTAATAAAAATGCAATAGGCTCGCCTGTTGTTGTATAGTCATCTTCAGTAATTCTTCCCGATCCTGTAACAACTGCCTGTGATCTATAAACAGGAAAATCAGCATAAAGATAATGGCCTTTTTCTTCAATTTTTAATGGATCTGTATTTAAAACATTCGAAAGGTATTGAGGTGAATCAGGATCAAATGATATTTGCAATGCAACATCGTCGTCTCTTTCTGCTTTAAATCCATTTAAAAACAGGGTTGCCTGGTGACCATTTTCAACAGAACCAAGATGAGAACCTTGAGGGCCTACAGTCGTTGCAGTAGTTGATTTAGTAGGAGCATCTTCTGTTGCTGAAGATCCGTGTGTTGAGTCGAGCTTTAATCTTGGATGAACTCCTTGAGGTGCAAATATTACACCTCTAACTGTCGAAGCAAGACCGTCGCCTGTTGACCCAACAGAATCTGTAAAAAATGTTGAACCGTTAGATTCAGACATTAGACATCCAATAAAATAAGTTCTTGAAAAAGTCTGTGTTGTTCCATTTGCATATTCATTGTTTCCAATGTCTCCATCAGACTGTACTACCTTGTCTCCAACAACAAAACCAGCATTAGTTACAAGACCTGAGGAAGATTGTTTTCCGTCACCTGCCCCTAAAACTCTAATAAAAGTCCCAGCTCTGGAGTTTTTAAGCCATTCTCTTAAAGCTATTGGACCTAATTCATCTCCTTTTGCTTCTCCAAAAATGCTCACAAATTCTGTACTATTAGGAACTGTCACTGGAACAAAAGCAGGACCTCTATTTGCAATACCAATAACACCTGCAGGAACACCTTCTGGTGAAGCTGGTTGAGGTGCAGAGACTGCTGATAGATCTATTTCTCGGGCTTTGACACCTGCACTAAGTCTTGTAATTTTTTCACTCATTTAGATTTCCTCATTTTTAAATATATATTAAACAAAATCGACGCCAGAATTAGAAATGATAAAATCAATTGAAATAAACTCAATTGTTCTAGTTGGAACCAACACAATTCTTCCGTTCAAGACGTTATTGTCAATGTCAGACTGCGTGTTGTTTGTAGAATCGATTATAACTTTAAACTTATCAATACCTTGGTTTTCTTGAACTGATATTAATCTATTGTCAACGATCTTTTTAAAAGAAGATCTGACCTCAGGTGTGTTTGCTTCAAAAACAAACCCGATAGCTGCATCAGATATAACTCTTTTAACTTCTAGCAACATTCTTCTAACGTTAACTCTATCAAGAGAAGTTCTTGCTCTTTGCATTGTTTTTTGACCAAATATAACATATCCGTTCTTAGGGAATGTTGAAATTGGATTGATTCTGCTTTCGTAAACGACGTCTCTTTGTTCTTTGTTAAGTCTTGCTTTTGCGCTCGTAACAAATGATAAAGATCCCCTATTAAACCCTGCAGGTGCAAACCACGGAAAAGAAGTGTTATCGTTATATCCAATAGCTGCTAGTGCTGCAATTGAAGCTGGAACTGTAATTCTTTTGCCGTCTTCTTCCATGACTACATCAGGGAAATAAGCCGCAGCATAGGATGTATCGTAATTTCTTGAATCCCATTCTTCAACAGTGTTTCTAATGTTTGTTAGTTCTGTAGAGTCAGAATAAAGGCGAGACCCGTCAGCATCAAAGTGAGGAACATCAGCTACAAGCATTGCTTTAGAATAGCTTTCAATTCTTTCAATTGCATGAGATAAAATCTCGTCAGATCGTATTCCCGGTATTGACAATAGATTAATTCTTGATTGTGCTGGGTCTGTTAAAAGATTTACTGCTTCTTTGTAAGAATTAACCACGGCATTAGAGTCGCCAGCTCCAAATGTCATGTTAAGGCCAACATCAGCTGCATTTACTCCTTTTCCGCCAGAATCAGATGAAGATGCCTTATCGTTCATTACGTTCATGTCTTTGTCTAATATATTAGTTCCGTCAAATCCGCCAAAAAACATATTGGTAAACTTTGCATAATCAGTAAATCTGTTAAAATAAACCGATGATGTTAAAGACATTAAGGCAGCAAAGGTTACCCTGCTATCTCCATTTTCAATAAAGGTATAATCATCAAAGTCTAAGCTTGCTGATCTAATGTATGCAGCATCTTTCATTATAACTTTTGAAGATTCTGTTAGTGTTTCAACAAAGCTATCAATATTTGTATTTGACTTATTGAAAAATTTACCAATTCCTACGTTGGCTAGCGTAAATTTATTATGGTGAAATAAATCAGCCCCGGAACCTGTTAGTAGCGCATCAGATTTCTGTATTCCTAAAAACTTTGAATAGTTATCAAGAAGATCATTATAGACTATTGATTCATTTGAACGAAGTAGTGGTTGTGTAAATTCTCCTTCTCTTGGAGTTCTTTCAAATTTAACTCCCCAATAATAAGATTTATTTGTGTTTTCTTTTAAAGAGCTTTCCCCAACATACGCTGGAGAAGAGTTGCCTTCGCCCGCTGTTACTTTAAATCTAAAGGGAACAGGAGGTAAAATTGATCCTGTTAAAGCTTCCACAAAGTTGCCTGCACCGTTTCTAGGAAGACCAAATCTTTCGTGGTGGTAACCCTCTGCTGTATCTAGATCTTCAAGTGACGGGTCAGTTGTAAAAGTCTTTAAAAGGTTAATACCTCTAAAACCGAAGGGAGCAGCGTCTTTTGGAACACTTCTATTAACAATGTCGTTTGATAAAACAATTCTAATTCTTGAAGAAATATTTGGATATGTACCTTTTACCATGATTCGTCTTTCTTCCGGATCTGTTGAATCAAAGTTATATTCAAGTTTCATGTCTCCAATTTTCTTGGCAATAAAATCTTCACTATCAGGATTTAAGTCGCAACCTACATAGCTTTCAATAATTTGAGGTGATAAATCAGTGTCTCTTTTGACCCTTAGTTCAACGTCAAAAGTCGGGTAAGGATTTTCTGGATCGATTGATTTTTTAATTTTACTTATTGAAACTTTAAACAAGTTATTTGCAAAAGAGCCGTCATCAATGCACTCAAAGTGAAATAAATCATATTCTACGGATCCGTACGGCTGTGATATAAAGCTAGTAGTTTTTGCCGGTTTATACCTTGTTTGATAGTTACCAAATATTTTAGAGTACTTATCTCCAATTACAGCAGATTCTTCTAGTGATCCGCTTAGAATGGCAATTGAAACACCAGTTGTGGTTGGTGAAGTTTGTATCGAAGCAATTTCATTTTCAACAGGAAAATGAGCATATAATAAATGCTTGTCTTCTTGAAATCTTTTAGGGTCTGTGTTTAAAATCTTTGAAATATATGCGTCACTAGATGGGTTTAAAGATGCAGAAAATACTTTAACTCCAGAAAACCCGTTATTCGTACCTAATGTACCGTCACTGCATGTTAAAACCAGTTTAAATTTACCGTACATGTCGTCTGTAGATATTGCTGATACTGTACAACCTGTAAAATCTGTCGTCTGCAAAAACTGGTCACTATGATCAATTACTGTAAACTTCGATCCAGATGTTGTAAATAAAATACCTCTTACAAGATTTGCTTCATCAGATAGTGTGTTATTGTTTGATCTAAATACTGGGTATCCGTTTGCCTCATCGTTGGAAATATTGTGTTCTGCACATATAAACTGAGTCATTCCATAATCGACGCGCCCAGCATCGGGCACACCTGACGCAGTCAAAATAAAACCAGCATTTTCAACTGTTCCAAAAGTTTCTGTGTTAGAAAAATGTGCTCCTGTTGTATTGGCTCCTGCACCTAAAACTCTTACAAATGTTAGTGCATCTCTGTTTTCTAAATATTTTTTTGCGGCCAGAGTTGAAGGATAATCCTGATTAGCTTCTCCAAAAATTTCAACAAATCTCTCATAGCTATGAACTGTTACCGGAACAAAAGCAGGACCCTTTTCAGAAAATCCTGCTATTCCAGCTGGTACAGTAGTTATAATTTGCTCAAGATTTTGTCTTCTTTCTTTAACAGTTTCAGTATCAAAAAACCCTGGGGACTTAAAAGTCTGTTCAGCCAT